AATCTTTGCCAAAAACGCAAATGGATGCAAATTGTTAAATAGTATATCAAGCGAAGCTAATACAGAGAACTTCAATTGTGTGGATCGCAAGACTTTAAAAAAATACTGGAAAAATAAAGACTTACTACTGGCTGTACCATTTTATGATTCATTTATATTTAATAATTTAATTAAATTTTGCAATTGCACACCAAACTTTGATTTTTGTAAGCCAACATTGTTTATAGAGAATAATTCTCTTCCATTTGATAATTTTGTGGCTAAAAAAGTTCAAGAGTATGCAGCTGGTAATAATTTAAAAACACAACATACAAAAAGTATATATTATAAAAACAAAAAAGACGTAAAGGCTCTACAAACATATAAGTGCATCACTGGTAGAAGCTTCGGTAATAAAACATTATCAAAACCAAACTTAGATCACTTCGGCAGCAATGAATTTTGCTTCGAAAGCTGGAAGAAAAAAAATGAAAAGCAATCTAGTTAAGCCAGAATGTATTTCTGTAAGAAATACAGAAAAAATGGGTAGAGGAGTTTTTGCAGATCAAAATATAGAGGCAGGAAAAGTTATCGAAGAGTGTCACTTTATCGTATCTGGTTGCCCAATTGAAGTGCAGGACGCGGAGCTTAAAAGATACATTTTCTCTATGTTTTATGATAAAAAAATAAGCGCAGAACAGAATCAAAAACTCGACTTTAGGAGTAAATTTTTACTTAATATAGATGACGAAGAAATTGCAAATACGTTCATTGAAGAGCTTAATTCCCTAGGTTATAAGGATTTAAATAAAATTTTTTCAACAGCCACTGTATTGGGATATGGCATGATATACAATCACTCACAAAAAAATAATATAGATTATAATATAGATTATAAAGATTTTTGTTTTCGATTTACTACAAATAAAGAAATTCTTAAAGATGAAGAATTATTTATCGATTATAACAACACACAAAGAAAAGACATTCAATGAAAGAATCACTGCTTAGATTTCAAAAGAATAAAAAGTATTTACTGTTCGATTATGAAACATGTAATTTAAATCTTGTTTCAAATAATAAACCATGGCAATTAGCATTTCTTGTCATAGAAAACAACAAAATTGTTGAACAGAAAGATTATTGGCTTAAGTGGGAAGAATTAAATGTATCCCCTGATGCCGCAAAAATTACTGGCTTTACCGAGGCAAAGTATAAGAAAAAAGCTACATGCCCCAAAGCCGCATTAGATCACTTTGAGAAATATTTGTATGACGACTCATATCTCAAGGTTGGCCATAATCTATTAGGTTTTGATGTTTACATGCATAATGTTCATCGAAAATTAATTGATGAAAATGCAGAGGCTGATTTTAGCTACACAGAACACCTAGTAGACACTCTTTGCCTAGCAAAAGCTCTAAAGAAAAGAATTAGATTAGACAAAGACGATAATTTTTTAGCGTGGCAATATCGACTTAACCACCTTATCGAGAGAGGCTTAAGTTGTAATCTAAAGCAATGCTGCAAAGATTTTGATGTTGACTTTGATGAGAAAAAATTGCATGATGCTTTATATGACATTAGAGTTAACTACGAAGTATTCAAAAAAATGATATGGGAGATAGAAGTATAATGAGTTTTACAGAACAGTTTACAGATTACGAAGATTGTGCACCTCCAGGCGTAAAATTACCAGAAATTAAAATCGAAAAGAAATACTATGAAATGCTTGATGCATCAGAAGATATTTCAAACTTCGACTTTCTACGTAAGCTATGCCATAAAGGAGTTTATGATAGAGGTATAGATAAATTTAAAAATAAGAAAGAATATTTTGATAGAGCAAAATCAGAGCTTAAAATCTTAGATGAGCTAGGGTTTATAGATTATATTTTATTAAACTGGGATATAATAAATTATTGCCACGAAAATGATATACCTACGGGCCCAGGCAGAGGATCTGCTGCGGGCTCCCTAGTTTTATACTTAATTGGCGTAACTAATGTTGATCCAGTTAAATACAGCTTATTTTTCGAGCGTTTTGTTTCTAAAAGTAGGGCAAGAAAAATAGAAAAAAACGGAACAACATATCTTGATGGCAGCCTTTTGGCTGACGTGGATAATGATATTGCTTATGAAAGAAGGGCTGAGGTTATAGAATACATAGAAAAAAAACATCCTGCTCGTACAGCTAAAATATTAACGCTAAACACTCTTAGCGGAAAGCTCTGTATAAAGGAATGCGGAAAAATTGCTGGAGAATTTTCTGAGCAAGAAGTTAATGAGGTTAGCGACACCATTCCAAAAAAGTTTGGAGTTGTTATGCCAATTTCATCTGCAATAGAAGAGAGTGAAAAATTTGCAGATTGGGCAGCTAATAACGCAGAAGTCTTTGAGATCGCTCTTAAGCTAGAAGGTTTAAATAAAAACACTGGCGTACACCCTAGCGGAATCGCAATTTCTTTCCAAAAAATTACTGATATTTGCCCAATTCAAAAATCAAATGATGGAGCTTTAGTGACAGGGTACGACATGAATTGGGTTGCAGAGCTTATGGTAAAGTTTGATATCTTAGGTTTAAGAACATTAAGTGTGATTTATGATGTGTGTCGCAACTTAGACATGGATATTTCCGCTGTAGACCTAAATGACGCAGACGTATATAAACCTCTGCAAGGCCTGAAGGCGCCTCACGGGCTTTTTCAGCTTGAGTCTGACACAAACTATAGGGTCTGCAAGAAAATCAAGCCAAAAGACCTAGAGCAGCTTAGTGCAGTTGTGGCAATTGGAAGGCCAGGTGCATTAGAATTTTTAGATAACTATGCCACATATTCTGAAACAGAAGAGGCTCAGGTCATCCATGAATTTTTTAGTGACGTTTTAGACTATACAGGAGGAATTCCACTCTATCAAGAGCAATTAATGCAAATGGCGGTTAAAGTTGGGTTCACTCTTGATGAAGCGGAACAGCTCAGAAGGATCGTTGGTAAGAAAAAAGTTGATCAAATGCCTGCATGGAAAAAGAAGATTGAAGACAAAGTAGAGCAAAACGATCTGCCTAGAGAAATATCCCACATTTTGTGGAGTGTAGCAGAAGATAGCGCGAACTATTCTTTTAACAAATCGCACTCTCTTGCATACGCAACTCTATCAGCATGGACCACTTATCTAAAATTTAACTATCCACAGCAGTTTTTTATATCTTTATTAAAAATGACCAAATACGAGCCTTCTCCACAAGAAGAAATAGCTAAAGTATGCCAAGAACTATCTAATTTCGGAATTAAATTATTATCCCCCGACTTAGCTAAGTCTGGAATGGATTTTTCTATTGAAGGTAAAAATATTAGATTTGGACTAAATAGCATCAAGGGCGTAAGCGAGAAATCCCTTCAGTCTCTTAGAGATTTTCGTTCTAGTGAAACTCCGACAAAATACGACATCTTTCTCGCAGCAAAGCAAGCAGGATTAAACATTGGTATTTTGAGCGCGTTAATACAAGCTGGAGCTCTAGAAAGTAAAGGTAAAAATAGATCGCTAATGGTACTTGAAGCTCAAGCATTTAACCTCCTCACTGATAGAGAGAAACGCAATTTTATTTCTCTTGGTGATAAATATGAATATAAACTTCTAAACTGCATAGCAGATGCCAAAAAAGGCGACCTAGTTGGAGATGACGGGAAGCCTTTGATGAAAGAGTCTAGATTTAAAACATTTAAGAAAAAATATGACATATATAAGTCAATTTACGATAAAAATAAAATGTATCAAGGTTTTGCTAATTGGTATTTTGAAACAGAGTTGCTTGGATACAGTCACAGCTCTTCACTAAAATCATGCTTTATGGACTCCTATGAGGCATTAAAAGATTCAAGGGACTTAAATCTTATGAATTCAGATGACAAAGGTAAATTTATCGGAGTTGTAGAAGATTGCATCAAAAGAACTTCTCGTAATGGAAATAAATATATGAAACTATCAATTACAGATGAACATGGTAAATATGATGCCATGCTCTTAAACTCAAGAAGAGGTAATTTTTATGACAGATATTTTGAATCAAAAAAGAAAACTCCATCAAAAAAGAACATAATAGTAGTATACGGAAGAAAAGGTGAAGATATAGTTTTTTTAGATTCATTGAATATAATGGATGAAAAGATATATATGAAAATGTCTGATATTAAATAATTTACAGTGTAATTACATGAAAATGACTCCAAAACCTAACTTTACGCCTCGCGCACAACAAGCCATAAATGAAGCTAAAAAGGTTGCTAAAAAATATTTTAACGAGTATATCACATTAGATCATTTATTTTTCGGAATGGTTAATTTAAATGCTGGAATTTTAAGTGAAATTTTATTTTTGCTGCAAATTGATCAAATGCAATTAAAAGAAAAAATTGAAGACTCTCTTTTTGTAATGTCCGACCAAGATCAGCTCAATGTAGATCCAGAAGAAAATTCCCCTGTTTATGATGAGCACTTTCATCTTGTATTAAAGGTCGCCGCTTCAATCAGCGAAAAACTCGGTCACGAATATGTTGGAATTGAACATATACTTTTAGCTTTGCTTAAATACGAAGAGTCAAATATACCAGAATATTTCGAATCATTTAATGCTACAGAAAATGATATTATTGCCGAAGTAAGAGAATATCTTCATTTATCCAAGGAACATAAACCCAACACTAAAAGCAGAGAAAAGTACTTCACACAACCAGCTCCTGCAAAAGATTCAAAATTACAAAACTTAGAAAAATTTGCTACTAATTTAAACAACTTAGCATCTCAAGGTAAATTTGACAATATCATAGGTAAGAATAAAGAAATATCTGAAGTATGCGAAATCTTATGTAGAAGAACTAAAAATAACCCAGTTCTTTTGGGTGACCCAGGAGTAGGTAAAACCGCTATAGTTGAAGGTTTAGCTCAAGAAATCACGAATGGATCTTGCTGCGATTTCTTGCTCAATAAAATAATTTATTCCCTAGATTTGGGATCTTTAATAGCGGGAACAAAATATAGAGGTCAATTTGAAGAGAGGTTAAAGGGCATTATCGAGGAGGCTAAGAAAAATAAAGATATAATATTATTTATTGACGAAATACATACTTTAGTTGGCGCAGGTAGCGCCGAAGGAAGTATGGATGCAGCAAATTTATTAAAGCCATTATTGGCTAGAGGAGAATTAAAATGCATTGGAGCAACCACGCAAGAAGAATATAAAAAATCTATATTAAAAGACGGAGCTCTAGATAGAAGATTTCAGGGTGTAAAGGTTATTGAGCCGACAAAAGAAGAAGCTAAACAAATAATTTATGGTATAAAAACTAAATACGAGCAATTCCATAGTATTTATTACCCAGATGAAGTGTTAGATCTGGTTGTAAACCTCTCAGCGAGATATATTGTAGATAAACAATTTCCAGACAAAGCAATTGATATCTTAGATCAAGTCGGCTCAAAAGTCAAAATTAAAAACATTGAAAGACCCCAGGAAGCCAAAGACATTGAAAAAGAATTGGAAAATTTAGCCCTGCAAGAATCAAAGGTTCACTTAACTGGCGCAAGATCTATTGAACTAGAGGATAAACAATTAGATCTACTTGAAAGATATGACGAAGTTATTTCTGAGTGGGCAACAAAAACTATAAAATCTAAAATTTCAGTTAGAAAAAAAGATATATATGAAGTTATTTCTGCCAGAACAGGAATTCCCATGTCAGAAGTCTCCAGAAAAGATTCCGAAAAAATGCTTGGACTTTTTAAACAGTTAAATAAAAAAATTGTTGGCCAACAACAAGCTATAAAAGAAATTTCAGAATGTATATTAAGATCGAAGTCCGGATTACAAGACCCAAGTAAACCTGTAGGGAGTTTTTTGCTTGTGGGCGCGAGCGGCACAGGGAAAACATATACAGCTAAATGCATTGCTGAATTTATATACGGAAGCAAAGATAAATTAATTCAATTGGATATGAGCGAGTTTTCCGAGAAAATTTCGTCCAGTCGCCTTATTGGTGCGTCTCCAGGATATGTTGGATATGAAGAGGGTGGAGAATTAACTGAAAAAGTTAGAAGAAATCCTTATAGCGTTGTATTATTTGATGAGGTAGAGAAAGCTCACCCAGAGGTTTTAAACATTTTGTTGCAAATCCTCGAAGAAGGTTTTGTTACAGACAATTCAGGCAGAAAAATTAACTTCTCTAATTGCACAATTATTTTAACCGGTAATATAGGCAGCGAAAAAATTAGTAAACCCTCAATAGGTTTTGGTGCGCCAATAGGAGAAACAGAAGCTATGGATAAACTAAAAAATGAATTAAAGACATTTTTTAGGCCAGAGTTCTTAAATCGCTTGAATGAAATAATTTTATTCAAAAATTTTGACGCAAAAGATATATCTAAAATCGTAAAACTAGAAGCAGATAAGCTTTCAGATAAATTAAAAGATAGAAATATAAAAATATCAATCACTCCTAAAGTATCATCTTTTATAGCAGAATCTGCAGCATTAGAAAAGATGGGGGCGAGACCAGTTAAGAGATTAATTCAAAAACACATAGAAAACAAGCTCTCTAAACTCCTCTTAAGTAAAGACCTTAAAGATAATCAAAATATCAAATTTAGCTTTAGCAAAGAAGATATTATATATAATATTACGGAAGCAAAGGTTTAACAGGATTAATTTCTTCCTTATCCTTAACTTCCATCGGGTCTTCAAATTTCTCTCCAGGATTTGTGGATCCTTCATCTTTCTTATCATTAAAAATAGACATGCACGCCGCAAACCTATCTCCCTGAACAGGGTATCTTTTTTTCATATTTGCGTCGAGAATGCATCTTGTCATAAATTGATCCCCAGTTTCTTGAGAAGCGGGAGTCGGATAACGCTTATCTTGATTACTAAGATAATTATTTTTCTCTTTATCGCCGACTTCCCCCTGCTCTTTCTGATTTGGAAATATTTTTTCGTACTCAGCGTATTGTAGAGCTTGGTCTATGTTTTCGTAAGCTTCAAAAATACTTTTCTTAACCCAGTCTTCTAATACAGTTTCGTCCTTAACCATATCATACATTAATCTTGATTTTTTCCAGATATGAAATAATTGGGATTTAACTATTTTATTAGAATTATTGCTTTCGGATATATTGTCCATATATTTTGTTACACCTTTTATTTATAATATGAATCTAAGGAAGGATTTTGCCCAGTAGATGGAGCGTCCGCACCATAAACTTGATTTGGCTTCGCGCTGTATAGATTATAAGAATAAATCAAATCTTTCAATCTGTCTTGAGATGAATCATATGCGTCTTGATAGCTTTTAGCTATTAAATTCTGATTAGGTTTTTGTATCATTGAGTCACCTTCTTTTATCACAAGGAAATCAGAACCGTTCATTGATCCATTTAAAACTTTTCTCTGAGCTTTTCGATTATAATCAGATATATACATTTCTCTTATAATCGATTGTTCCTCCAAATTAAAGCCTTCTGGATTATCTCCACTAAAAGAAGTATAGATTAAGTTATTTAATTCGCCTAAATGCCCTTCTATCCAGCCAGATATTAATGTGATTTCTTTATTCCTTGCTTCTCCATGCTCTTGATCGCCAATATCTTGATCGTAAATATTAACTGCTAGTTTACCTAGATTTGTATCTGGAAATAAATCGTGGGACATGTTAATTGTTTAAATAATCAATGACTTCTTTATGAGTAGGATTTTTAGGGTCAAGCTTCATTGGTTCACCCATAATTTGAACACTGCCTTTTCCATACAAGCTTGAATCAAATGCTCTCTTAATTTTATTTTTCAATACGGTTTTATTGCCAGAAGGAAAAACTCCAACCTTAACGGCAAAGGCTTGTAGGTCTGTTAAATTCATATCTTGAAGCATTTCCTGAAAGACTCTTTTGTCATTAGTTTTGAAAGGGTTAATCTTAGGTATTCCTAGAAGATCTTCAAGCTCTTTTGCGCGAGCCACTTTATCTTCATATACCTTGCCATTTGTTTGCTCTAAATCTGCTAATTTTTTCTTGGAAGATTTAGCTTTACTCGATTGTTTTTTATTTGCCATAGTGATAACCTTTTACCTTGATATATTTGTACACATTATTATAAAGAATTTAAATAAAAAATCCACCCCAGTTGCCTGAGGTGGATCTTTTATAAAACGCTAATTCGTTTAGAATTAAACGATAAGACCCATCAACACGCGGTCATCGATGATCATACGACCTTCTTCAAGAGAGCCGTAGTAACCAATTTTTGATTGACGTGTTACGAATTGGTCATCTGCAACGAGAGAGAACTCGTCTCCAGACTCGGAATCAGTTGCTACTGCGCGAATCATAGATTCACGACTAAGATCAACTCCAACAAGGATTTGTTCGCTTGCGCCGTCAAAACTACTCTTGCTAGCGCTTACTGCATAATGATCTCCATAATCGGTGTTTCCAGCAGCTGTATCAAAAACAGAATTCCATTTTTGCCCATCACCCATTTCGTTATACTCTTGGATAGATACGCCATAGAATTCAGGAATACCAGCGCTGTTAAAGATAGCGTCACGCATGCTGTCTGTACCAGCGATATCAGTGTTGTCACCTTTAGTGTTGATCGGATTATAAGCTAAGCCACGAATTTCCTCTACGATTTCAGGAGAAACAAGAAGATCTGTGATTCCGCGTCCACGACGCTCAGCAGGAGTTCCGCCAGTCCAAGCTGCGTTGATTCTTTTTGCCTTAGTAAATAATTTATTAAGGTCAGAAAGTAAGAAACGATTTGCTTGAGCAGAACGAATAACATGCTTTTCGCTATTTGTTTCGGCGTTGGCCAATGCGGTCATAATCATGGTGGCAGAAGTTTTTTCTTGTTTAAGAAGAATTTCTTGCGCCATGCGAGTAAATGTTTTACTTACAACGTCAAGCCTTGAACGAGAAGCGTAACGCTTATCGAAACTCAATGCACTGTCGAGAGTATAAGTCGTAAACTTAAGCTCACTTTGTGAAGGAGCGACTTGATTGGTTGGAAGGCCTCCGGGAACGGATTGACTCCAAACTTGAATGTAATCTTCGTCAGTAATATCATGATAAAGATCCAAAGGAATACTTGGACTCTCATCAGAATTAAATTGAAGAGAATTAAACATATTGCTGACTGTAGGAGCAGCATTAACAACTTCCGCTAATACTGGACCGATAAATTCAGCAAGAGCGGTTTGAGCTTCATAAGCGACATCTCTATTTTTCGAAGCCATAGCTTTAATAAGCTCGACTTGCTCGGGTGTTCTTTCTAAAGTAATTTTCATTATTCTTTAATTCCTTTCTTAGAAGCTGACTTTGCAGAGATATTTCTTTGCAGATGAATCATTGCTTTCTTCTCCAATAGCGATTACAGAACCTACTACTGAACCAGAAGCTTGTGTTCCTAATTTACCGCCAGATTTAACCTCAAGATCGTCTCCAACAGATGGAGTTCCACTAATTGCACTAGCAGCAAGAAGAACTAATCCTCGAGTCAAAACAGGAACTGTTTGACCGGGAAGCACTGCTTGGGCTTCATCAAGTTTTTGTTTGTAATAGAGTAATTTTTCTCCATTCTCGTCGAAAGCCAAGGTTTCACGAAGAGTGATTCCAAGTCCACGACTGCCAGCTGCAGCAGGAGCAACGGTCATACCGTTAGCGGGGTATCCGTTGAATCCAATATGCGCACCACTAAAACTAGCGCCAAGATAATCACGAAGATTATCTGGAGTTGATGCACGCAATTCGGAAACCTCACCAGGTAGAGCTCCCGCGCTTACAGAAACAACAACGCCTGCGTCGAACTTTCCACCGCCATTAGAGACGAATGTAGATAAATCGTCTCCGCTGCCAATTTCAAGTGCGAACATATTAAGGACATCATGCTCACTGTAGTCTCGGTATGGTAGTATTCTTTTTGCCATAATTTATTTTCCTATATTATTAATATGAAATTTTAACAGATTCTTTAAAGGTCTTTGCGAAACGATCGCGAAGAGAATCTCCCTCTGAAGAACTTTCGTTGTTATTGATAACAGCTGCTTCTTCAACCTCAAGAGAATCAAGAGCTTCAGCGACTTCATCACTTTCTTCTACTTCCTCTTCAGTTTCTGACGCTTCTGAAACCTCAACTTTTTCGCTATTATCTGAAGCTTCCGCGGTTTGAGATAAACGTTTTTCAACTTCTTGAGTCACGCGATTTTCAAACGCTTTTTGTTCAGCGGCGATAAATTCTTTATTTTTATGTTTCCAAACTTTAGCTAATTTTTCTTGATACCCGGCAAAACTTTCTTCAGTTTCGTCTAAGCTTGCAAGCTCAGAAGCTACGATTTTAGAATCGTCTTCGTCAAGTTCATAAATTTCGTTTAGCGCCTCCATGCGAGAATTAAAACGAACTTCTGCTTCACGAGCAGAATTCTCTTCTTCGAGGACTGCAAGTTTTTCTTGAGTGGATTGTAATTGCTGCTCTACTTCTCCCATTTTCTCTTGAAGAGAATTTTGAGCCTGAACAGCTTCTTCTTTTTCAGCTTTAGCTTTTTCAAGATCAGCGACATACTGTTCGCCTTTCTCGCGGATAGCCTCGATAAACACCTTGGAGATGCTGGCGACGCTTTCTTCAGAGAAATCTTGGTTGCCAAGCTTTTCGTCTAAAGCTGCTCGGAATTCATTTATGATTGTATCTTTGTCCATAATGGTATTATGATTGGTTTCTTTGTTTAGTACATTTTCTTCTGCGGAATGGGAAGTTTTTTCGGTTTTTGTGATTAATTGATTAATTGGTTCATTTCTGTTTTGCTTAACTTCAGGTGCATCACCCTTTTCTGCAATAAGACCTTTTACGTCTGCAGCAGGGTTAGATGTGAATCCAATGCCAAGAGGGTAAATGTCTCCAATAATTAATCGATTAACCTTTCTGCCGTCTTTCAATACTCCTTTTCCGCCTAAAGATTTTAAATAAGGAGAGTAAGCTTTAATTTCTTGAGGGTCTGATATAATAGTAGATCCATATAGATCGTCTCCGCCAACAGAAATTACATATTCATTAAATCCAACTTCCCAACTAGCTGAAACGGTTGCGTGATAATCACTCTCTTCATCGGTTGAGTTTACAACTAGATCTGCAAACTCTTTACTTGCTGTTTTATAAATCACAGCAGCGAGAGCAATATTGTACGCATTATCTTCAATCAAAGCCTCCTCTTCTGACATAAGTTTGGATGAGTCATCATATCTTGAAAAACCTGCAGAAACAATATGTCCAACTATTTTGTCTCTATCGTGCTCAATGTTTGTTGGCTTATGAACGAAATAATCCTTAATGGCTACAGCCGCCTCGCTATCAATACCATCTCCATTTTTATTAAATTTATTAACTACAGCCGCATTAAACGCAACACCAAGAAGATCAATGTTTCTATCTAAATTAATGTCTTTTGGAATTAGGGGCCTAAGTGACTCAAGTGAAGCTTTGCTTATATTAGATTCTTCAATATCACTAGAAGCAAAAACTACACTATCAAAAGTTGTTGTATATTTATATTTTTTAGACATTTACGTAAAAGGTACACCTAGTTTATAAACATGGGAGTAAAAGTATAATTCACATTTTCCGCCTTAACATTCATCATATCATAATAAAGCTTAATCATCCAATTTCCAAGAACTAATGCAGAATAAGAATCTTTTCTGGCTTTCTCTGGACCTGTTTGTCTTTTTAAGCTCGATGGCAAATCGAAAGTTTGTGTTCCTCCTGCAGAAGTCGATATTTGAATAAGGGAGCATTGCGTTTTAATTAAGTTCATCATGTCAAATTGATGCTCTACGAAATCAATCATTTTTGCAGCGTTAGTTTGCCTCTCTAAGCTTTGAGAAGTTCTTAAGAATTTAATATCTTGTATAGGTATTTTTTTATTTCTTTGTTCGTTATATGCATCATCTATTGCCCTGCTCGCGAAATATATTCTATGGTGATCAAAATTTGCTTGAAGTAATTCATTTGCTAATCTAATCCATTGGCTTGTAGGTTTGCGCAGATAACAAATCGTCTTATCCTGTAAATTGTATTCCTTTTTTCCTTCTATTAATTTTTGTTGATAATGTTCTATATCATCAAAGTTTGTATTCATACATCCAATATTTAATTTATTCTTTTTAAATAATGAACTTTCATTGCATGCATTTATAAACTGAACTCCTCCATTATAATCTCCTACAATAGATACAATATTAAAATGAGTTAGCAAATAATAAAAATAAAATATATGTTGTTTTAAGTTTGTTCCAGATAATGCATAGCTATGAACTACAGTGCCAATTTTTTTATCATCATTTAATTTGAATACCATCATCGCAAAGTCGTCACTGCTCTCACTCTCCGCCCAACTTGGATCAAATGCCAATATATATTTTGCACCAACTTCTCCACAAACTTCTATATGAGGGTTTTCCCCATCTTTAAGTGTGCAAGATGCCATTTTAGAGGTTTTAAAATACCCACTACTATCATCTGTGAATATAGAACCAAACTCCCGATCGAACTGGCTTTGACTCATTGTGGATTTAGCTTGATCTAGAAGATTTTGATCGTACAACTGTTTTGGGGCGCAATCATAACTAAACTGCATTATTACTCTATGAGCGTCACTTTGTTTTGTGCTGCCAGCCATTATTAACTCTTCGAATTGCTCGTAAGCTTTATACATGTATTCGAATTTATAACTTGCAGAGCTTAGTGCAATTAATTTATTGTTTCTCCAAACATGCCTATCGTCTTCAGACATTTCTCCTTTTTGGATTAAATTTGTCTCTAGATTGTAAAGCTCTTCTCGCTGAGTTGGATTCTCAACAACACTAAGAAAAGGTATGATGACCTCATTATAAATCCTTTCGGGCATCAAAGCAAACTCATCAATAATAATTCTGTGAAAACGAAATCCCCGTAACTTTTCTCCATCTCCGAGAGGTAATGCGCGTATTCTACTGCTACCTATTTCAAGCAACCATTCGTCATTGCTTTTTGATTTATGAGATATGCATTGCGCTAGATAAGTCGCACCAGGTTTTGAAGCAATGTCTTCAATTTTTTTAAAGATCATTTTTGCTTGACGAAAAGACTTAGATAATATACCAATCTCAACACCTTGATTTAATATTGCATCTAGATAAGCGTATATTGCAGTAGTAAAAGATTTACTCATTCCTCGAGACCAAACTCCCATAAAGTAATCTGTGCTGAACATAGCTTTAATCGCCATGTGCTGAAAAGGGAATAGCTGAACGCCGCTAACTAAGTCAGCGGTAAATGTGATATTTTCTCTAAGAAATTTATACAATAAAATTTTAGCTTCCTTCTCTTCGATGAAACCTTTAATTTCTTCAAGTTGCTCGTTGAAGCTCATTTCTGAATTTCTAGATAATTGATTTCCTGTTTCCCACGCCATTATATTAAATTATTATCTATGTAATACTGCAAATCAACGCCCCAAAGCTTTTTTCCTAACGTTAATATCTTTGGAATAATTCTTTCTGATTCTTCTCTGCTCCCAGTGAAAATAAATTGGCAGCTACCTGCGAATTCATGAGCTAATACTCTCATGTTATGGTAAATGTATTTCATGTTAGACATATGAGGCGCCCAACGATTATTTTTTTCTATACTAGATATACTACCTTCCGTTACAATAAATAAATATGAATCTAAATTCTTGGTTCTCTCCAACTCATATTTAAATCTTTCCAGGTTATTTTTGCTTAATGTTGACTTAAAATCTTGCTCGCCTTTGCGGTCTACATAAGTATAGTCATAATGTTTTCCTCCAACTGCGTAATCTCCGAAATCCAATTTTAATAATTCCGAATTAGGAAAAGTCAAAGGCTGCTGTTCTCTTGTATCAATAAATATTTTTATCGTAGGGTCTACATCCTTAGTCCACTCATTTGGTAATTTAGATCCAAACATTGGCTTCGCTCCAACTTCATTGCAAGCGGATGAATATGACCCAAAATGTTTTTGATAAAGCTCGATAGTTGGCATTTCATTCACCGCCAACTCTAGATGAGAGGGAGCGAAGTTTAAATCTTTCCCCTCTATTCTTTTTTTTAGCAATCTTAATATATATGGCTTAACAATTTCTGCAGACTCACTTTCACACCATTTTAAAAGTTGTTCTCTTGTGGAGAAATCTTTAGAAAAATATTGCTCTTTGTTTTTAAAAGGGAGAAGCTCTTCTTTGCCTATAGATTGTAAATATAAATTATACCTGGGGTAATACTTTAAGTAATATTCCGCCAAAGTAATCTTGTGAGACCTCAAGTGCATATGAAGTTTCTTTTCGCTCTCAAACTCAAGAGAGCAAATCTTACAAATATTAGACGACATCTTCTTTTGAAATTCCGAGTACTCTTGCCTTCCAATCCGGCATGGATTCTAATCTGTCAGCCTCCTTACTTGCCGCCTGTTTCTGTAGCTCTGCTATTTTCAACATCACGCCCCTTTCTTCTTCTTCTTGAAATAGCTGAACCAAAGCCAAGATATTAGCATTTTGTTGTTGTTTTGAAGATATTCTTTTTGATCGATCTCCCTGCAATTTCTGGATCAGAGATTCCATTCTTTTTTCGCATTGATTATATTCTTCGCTTTTTGTCTTTAGCAATTCTGCCAATCTTACAGTTAAATCTTGCTGATCTTCTGCTTCGTCGAACATTCTATTTAGTTTATTAATTGCGCTTTGAATGTTTTTTAAATGTATATAATCCATGCAAACATTAATGTATAAATTAATTTCATCACTCGTAAGATCTGGTTTATCCCATGTTGCTCGAACAAATTCAGCTTCAAATAAATCTCTATCTGCCTGCGCGTCATAAGTATTTATAACCTGAATAAACCTAGGAGAAGCAAGAAACGCTCCCAGAGATTCAACACTTTTCCTTTCACTCATTGTTAGTTTGTCTTCATTAACATTTGTCTGAGCTGAGTCGTTTATTTTTTTTATTATTTTACTCGCCGCTTTAGGTGGAAAATAACGTCGATTTATAGCGTCTTCCGATGCTGGCGTCTTAATTTTTTCGTTAGAGTCGACGTATTCAAATACGGCTTGATATTCCTTAGTTGCTTGAGTAACTCTGACTTCAGGAAAAAGAACTGTAGCTGTTTGTGCGCAAGTCATCCCATCTTGGATAGATTTGTCTACAAAATCTTTCTGCTCTTCAGTTAACTGAATATCATCTTTTGGTTGAAAATGTTTTGTTTGGTAATCAATTTTATTACTTAATAAAAACTCCCTCACAGCTCTGCCTTGCTTGCTTCTTCCATCTATTTTTTTGGCATCAGGAAAAACCAATCTTGTTAATTCCGTTAGGTCTGTGATTTCCGCAGAATTATCTCTGATTATGTTTTTTTGGTCTTCGTCTAACTCCATAATATTGTTGATCCAACAGAAATAATATCTTCTCTTTTTAGTATGTCTTGAGCTTTTTGCTTGAATATTTTTTTGAGATTTTTAATTTGTTTATACCCTGCCTTTCTTCCTTTTTCGGTAGTCTTATAACCCATTTTTCTTGCTACATCTTCTTCATCTAAATGTTGAACAAAAAGCAGGTCGTAGACTTGATATTGCTTTTGAGATAATTCATTCTTCATGTGCTCATTTAATTTTTTCTGAGCTTCCATTAAATCAAAATTTTGATCTTGCATAGCCGATACTTCGTAGCTATGATTTTCAAGAGCGAGAGCCATTTTTATTCCATACGCTGGTTTTTTAGTTCTCTCCCATTTTGCATACAACGGACAAGTAGAATCCTGCAATCCGCTTTTTGTGAAACCGCAAAGAGAAGATTCTCCACCGTCTTTTGCGGCGCAAGATTGATTAAATGGGCAATTCAAGCAAGGCCTAACAAAATTACTATAGTTATTTCGCAAAATATTTTTCATCTGATTTGTAATTATTTTATTTATCCATGGTTTTAAAGACCTAGACTGGTCCCATTGATGCCATTTTTTATGGATATGCGCTTTTATAATTTGCTCAACATCTTCAAAATCAAACCAAGCCAAAGAATCTAAAAACCACTTACCCTTTCTTTTTCTGACTTCTAAATCAATTTCGTCAGATTTATCTTCGTAGGTAAACTTAGGATTTTCTTGGTTTACCACGTTTTTTTGTTTTCTTTATAGGCTCATCTTCTTCCTGAAACTTTTCTAAAACTTCTAGCGGAATCAAGTCCTTTAAGTTAAATTTATTTTTATCACTTTCGACACTATATGATAATTTTGAAATATTCGGAACCTCATAAATATCCACACCATCAGGGTCATCTATAGTTTCAACTATTTTTTTAGTTGATCTGCGTGAGTCAGCAGCTTTTGTTTTTGCTGCAGATAATATACTTAAACCCTCTCCACATCCACCACAAAATTTTGGTGCCTGCATAGAGTACATATTTTTAAATCCACAATGAGGACAGTACGAAAAAGCCATAATAATATATTATAGCTAAAAAATTAATTATATCAAATAACCTGCAATAACTACACTCTGTTTTTTTGTAAACTCCTCTGCATCAACTCCCCATTCTCTTTTCTCTTTGACGTACTCAAGGCAAATAGTTCCCAGTATTTTTCCATTTAAAGTTTTAATAGGTCGAGCAAATAAACTTTTAACACCTTTTTCTTGCAAGAAAGATTTAAAGCCTATATCCTCTCCATAATTTTCTACATCTTTACATATAAAAGTTTTTTCGGCGGCAATCGATTTTGTTAATCCGTGAAGATTCGAAACTCTTATGTTTTGCATAGTTTGGCATTCAGAGCTTATTCCTTCGCTAATCACTTCGTATGTACAGCTTAGTTTTTGTTGACTCCTCCCAGAAAAGTAATGTTCCCCATTATGAAATTCCATAATGTAAACCCTATCAGCCTCTGTTTTTTCCATAACAAAATTAAGTGCAGAAATAATATTTCCATGCGCCGAAGGGTCATAATTTAATTCCTTACTTTTCTTTTCATCGTATTTTATTTTCAACCACATTCCAATAACAGCTGTCGCCGCAGAAACAACACCTGTTAGCACGCTTATAATATCAAGTCCACTATTCATTTTTTAAAAATTAAAGGTATAATTGCTGATAGCAAAACGATTAATATAATAATCCCGAACCAAATTAACGGATCTTGATGATTATAGGTTTCAGTGCTTTCAGCGATATTAAATACATCTGATTTATCTTTAATAGAACCAGTATCTGGCTTTTTACTTAAACTTTTTGCTACCTTGCTTGCGCATCCATTAAAAAACAAGATTATAAATAATAAAAATCTCATCTGCGCTTACTGGGTATTGCATAAAAACCAATCACCATGAAACATAAATCCATAAACGATGCAAGCATCAATCCTCCGGTCATAGTCACCAGTTCCCAGTCTTTTCCTCCAAAAACCCAACCAAAAAAACCCCACTTAGCGTTATCTCCTTTTGGAACAATTAAATCGTATGATATATGTGGATTCATTGCATAATAAATCATCAAAAAACACATTGTAAACGTAATACTCATAAATAAAATTCTTCTTGTTACTTTTACAAAAGGATCTTTCGCATTAGCCTCCTGACTTGCGATTAAAGCGTTTAACATTTTTTCGTCCCTTGCAGCTAAAGCTAATTGATCTTGTCTTTTTTGTTCTAGCCACGCATTAATTAAATTACATGCTAGTTTTATTCCGGCTCCTATAATAGTATTTAATATTGGCCCCATAGGTTATATGTTACACCTTCTAGTTAAAAAAATATAAAAAACGTGTAATATATTACATGTCACAAAAGTCAATTCTTGAAACATTAAGTAAAAATTTAAATTCTTATCAATCTACCTGCTGGCTAAAAACAGAAAATGCAAAATTAAACGGCTCAACCCCAGCAGAACTAATGATGGAAAATCAAACAGATAAAGTTGTTAAAATTTTACCAGACGAAATAAAAAGAATTAAAAGTAAAAAAAATAAATAATTACATATACGCATGCATATAAACATCCAGTTTACTATTTGCGCTATGCGGAATATTATATAAACTATAGTATATTACTCCATTAACTATTGGAACAAAACAAGTTGTAACCGACTGTTGGTCACTACTACTTAAATTAAGGTATTTTAATTCATGCATATTATTGATTGAGTAATTAGATGATGTAAAAAATCTAAAACCAAAAGCCGGATCATCGTCTCCGCTATTATCTATAGATAAGAACGCTGCAGATGCTGTATCTGGTACATTCGCTGAATCAACGCTAAAAGAACTATTCTGCCAACTTCCTGCAGTTCCGCCGAAAGATTCCACAAAGTAGCTTTTACTTAAAAACTTCAGGCCGACAGAGACCGTATTCGTTACTACGTTTCCAGGAGTCATTTTGAATGTTCCTCCATTAGGTTTTTGAACAATTAAAACATCGCTCGAAGGATCAAAGTTTGCCGGACTTAAAGATTGAAGTTGATCTATTCTAAAATTTGCCATATTAAGTAGTTACACGAAGTATACTTTTTACAACGTTTAATTATTTTCGCGATTATTATTCATTCCACTTCCTAATTCCAGGATTCATATCAAGCACTTTTTCTCCGCTTTGAACTGTAAGCTCTTCAAGTATCAATCTTTCTAAAGTTTCTTGAGCGAAAGATCTTTGTGGGCGACCCTGTAAATAATTTACTCCGTTGGGGTTCCCATCTGGCCGAGCATCTATCAAAGTCACGGGGCTTGGGCATAAGATATATATAGCAGGAAATATATGCGCGTTCGCTGTTTGCCATTCGTTTAAATATTCTTGCTTGAGAACGTATCTCATCACATTCAAAAGGTGGTCCATTCCAGGAATTACTTTATCAAATTCATACATTGTAAAAAGCTCTGCCCATGATATTTCTGCAGATCCAGGCAATTCTTCTTTATCGTCATCCAAGATAGACGCACTGTATGGCAGGGGCTGCTGACCATACTGATTAACACTATGATTTTCAATATGTATTCCATCTTCCGTAATCAGAACGAAGTCAAGGCTGCAGTAAATTGCTAGTATATTTGACTCACTATCTAAAAAATCATGGGCAACTAAATCTTCATCAGTCAAATTAGATTTTGTTTGATAGGTAGATCTATCAGATGTGTAGTTGTACATTTTTGTAGTATCACTTTTTAATACTATGCGACAAAGATCATTTTGTTCGTGAATAGTTATAGCTTGTATCTCATGAGCTTTAATATTTAAGTTGAATTTTATTGAACCCCATGAACTATGCGAAGCATCGTAATAAATCCACCATAGATCTCTGCTAAAATCTTCACATATAAATGCGGCATCTTTATTGTTTTCTACAAAGTCAGATGCACTAGACGAGTTCCTTGAAATATCTGCGGCGACTATAGATCTTATCTTGCTTTTGATGATTGGAGGATTTTGCATTTTTTCAGGGTTTGTCCAGTCTGCACTAACCAAGTCTCCATTACCCATAAGGCATATTGATATGAATGCATACTTCGCAGGGAAATGACGTAAGTCTCGGATATTTTCTATATTTTCACTCAACCAACTATAATAATTATTATTCGTTTGATCATCTAAATTACCATAGGATTGAACCCCAGTGTCATATCCGTTGAAATGCAAGATTCCGGTTCGATATGCAAGCATTCCTCTAAAGACGTCGTATGCGATAAAAAGTACGTCATTTACCCTGCTCCATTTATATTTGAAATCAGAATAAACATAATCGCTCAACGTTATATCCTGATATTCAAGGTAACCTCCGAAATCGTTAATGATCTGGTACGATGCATTGTTTTCTTTTTTAACGTCCGCAAGTGATGCGTCCGACGTCTCGCTTTCTATGTCTTTGTAAGAAATATTATAATGCCAAGTATCACCTTCTCCAAACCACGCCTGACCTCCTGCTTTTAAAAAGTAATAGCTACCACCTAAAGTATAATTGGTGGGCACCTGCGCTATCCCATCATCTCTTAATCCAATATAATTTAAGTACATTGAGGATGGTCGATCTATAGTTATTAATCTAGTAACCTCTTCTGCGGGCTGATTCGCTACATCTTTTACATTATATCTTATTCTGTATTGAGCTCCAGGTTGTGTAGTATCAATGTGCGGCACGGTCCACCCCTCAATTTTAACATCTCCAACATTTACTCCTTCCGGAAGCTCATCTTCTTCGCTCCACAACTCTTGATTTTGATGAGCGTCATTAATTTGACCAATAATGTCCCATTCCCCTGTTTCTTCATTGTATTTTTCTATAGTTTTGGTGATATACTCCGTGATGTCAGTATCGGCGGCGTCTGTAGCTACTGCACCTTTTTCTTGATAATAATCTGCGCTCATTTAAATTGTTTATGTTTATCTAATATTTTTACACTAAAAATTTTATATAGATTACTGCAGAAACTCTCTGCATTTTATAATATATTATTGTTTAAATTATATCTTTTTCAAATAAATAAATATTATAATTGAAACAAAAAACTATACTATTATTATAACTTAATGAATGATCATTTAACTATCGTGAGCTTACTATTAGCTTTATTTTTTATAATGTGGTTTGCATGGGATCAGAATGAATTGGTAAATAATCAAAATAAAGAAATAAATAGATTACAACAACAAGTATTATTTCATAATTTATTTACTCAAAGAATATACAACAATCAAAACCCAACATATCAAAATACAGATTAATACTTTAAAAAAAATTAAAATCATATAATATAAAACATGACAGATCAAAATACTCAAAACACAGACGAAAAAGTATCGCAAGAACGCGAAGATGCAGTGGTAGCATTGGCTAATGAATTTCTTGGCCGAGCAACGCTTGCAGAAGCGCTTTCTCAAGTTTCCCTTAATGCAGTACTTCAACTAGTTCAAAATCAAGCCTTAGCGCAAGGTCGCGAACAAGTGAAGGATATGACCGACGAACAAGTTTCTGAACTTCTCACCGCGGTAGAAAAATCAAAAACTGAAAATGCCGCGAATGAAGCTGTTGAACAGGTTAGCGAAGAAACTGCTGCAGCGAGTTAATAATTTCGCTTAGATTATAGCAGGCGATACGGTCTGTAACAATATTATAACCCGGGGTAGTTCCAATACTATACCCGGGTTCTTTTTGGCTTGAAAGAATTAATTCTGAAATAAAATCATGCGCACCTTGACTTTTTAACCAATGCCAATATATTGATCGCGTACCAGGTTCGCATTCAAGTAATACATCTTCAAAAATATAAGTTTTTGCATATAATGTAACATCGCGAAAACAAGATATTTCACTCGGAGGTTCTGATAGACAAGATTGTATTTTTAGTTGCATTATTTATGAATTCATGTATCTGTCTCTCCAATGTTCTATGTTAAGACCCTTCGTAAAAGCTGTATTTTCCCAAATTAAATCTTGCGTGCTATTCCACTGATCTCCTGTGGTTTCGTTTAATAAAGTTCCAGTATCATCAGCAATTTTTAAAGTAAAAGTGAAATGTGGCGCTTCAGGGTTAAAAGTCCCGCCAACGTTCACTACATCATGGGGTCCGTCCCAATTTGACATGGATACAATACCGTCTGCTGAGACTTCATATGTACCGTAAAATTTCATCTCCCACGTTCCACTACCAACACCAAAGTCTATAAATCCGGCAATTTGCAGTGTAACTTCCGTATCAGAAGTAAAATTGTAACCGCACCACTCTTCTATAGTTCCTTCCCATTTAGTATTACTGACAGCCCATTCATTTGAAACAGGATTCGAGCCTGACCCCGACCCGGATGTAATGATATTTATATATCTTTCTAATGGTTGATTAGATGCATCAATATTATCAAGACCTTTTGCATTATATTCTATTTTATAAGATGCTTGCTCAGTTATATCAATATCTAAAACTTCCCATGGATTACCATGAGGGTCATCGATGGACGCTACTAACTGAAATACATTATTTCCATCTTTTTTGTATATTTTTTTTGTTATTCTGTTTGTTATGTCACCATCTTGTGCGTCGTATGCGGTAGCTCCAAGATCTGTGAACTTTGTTTGTACTGACGTAATGCTTGAGCCCATATTAGCGTGATGCTCACAATAATAGTAAAAAATACCATCCAGTGCAGGAGTAAACATAATTTGTGCATTAGGATCGCCAGGATCTCCGTTATTAACTATAGCTGTAGCGTCGTCCAGTTCTGTGCCTTGGTTCCCATTTTCATCAACTCCATGGGTTCCGTCTTTAGTTGTGGATATTTTTAATGGATGATCTGTGTTACTAGGATGAGAAACGTCGAAAGTTATTGTATTCCCCGTTGTTACAAAGATAGATGAATAAGACTCATCATTTATAATATATCGACCGTATTGAGCTTTTACTATATATGCCATAATTTTATATTTTTGCGAATTTAAAACAAAGAATAGATTTACTGTGGTGGGTTATCGATAAATTTATGTACTTGCGACCAACCTTTATTTCCCCCGGATGAACTCCAAGCTTGCTGATTAACGGTCATTCCCGCGGTAGTCCAGTAATCCCAGCTAGAAGCTTTCGGGCCAGCACAACCATCAAGCCATCCAGAATTTATATTTTGTGCGTCACCGAGTGACGCTACAGCTCTATATGACGGGTCTGAACCATATTCTATAAAGTTATTTATTTGAAAATCTCCTTCAAATAAATCACTCCAATTAATACTATTTGCGCTCGCGACATAACTAGCGCCAATCCGTGGATAACCTGCCCCACGACCGTATGGTGATGCGGGGCCATATAAAGCGTCAAACCCAAGATTTCTAGCAACACATATTCCATTTGTCCAACCCCCTGGAATGTCCCCTAGTGTTTCCTGAGTGAAGTGACCATCTGGAATGCTTTGTCCTTGCGGAGACCACGCTGTAGTACATGCATCTGTATATATTGAAACTCCAGAATGTGGATGTTTTAAAACTGATGTATCATGGTCTGTTGTATTGTCTCTCCCGATATTATACCAACCCTCACCTGTATATTTGACCAATCTAATGTAAGTGCAGGTATGTTCTCTTCGGCCGTCCGCAGCTGATGTATACACATCTCCATATGCACTCCATGACTGAGAAAGTGGATGATACTCCATTCCGTCTAAACCTAAGCTAAACCAATGGTGACCAAATGTCTGAGATTGGAAAATAAACATCATACCAAGGTAGTCATTATTTAATCCAAGTGTTGAGCATGTTGCTTTTACTAAGACAGGTAAATGCATATGCCCGACTCCGTTTTGATATTCATAAGGCATGAAATATCGCTGACTACCATTATTAATCGATATCTGCGCTTTAGATATAACTGGCTCTGGGGGCGCAGGAGGTTCAAAATTTAAAGTGATATCATTAGGTCCAATTCCAAAAATATAAGGAGGCACTTCATCACCAACATCAAGAATAATTTCATCCTGGGTCCAGGTGATTTCATTTCCATCTTGATCGAGTAGTCGAAGAATTGGAGATCCAGGAGGAACAGTGCTATAATTCATTCCAAGAAATTCGCTCATTTTATGAGGTGCAGTATAATCTCCATTAGGTAAAATTATACCGTTTTCTTGAGCGATAGCAAATAAACTTTTTAAGCTAATATTATTTGCTCCGATATCAACACCATTATGGTCATTCATGAAGTCTACGACTTCTGACAAGCTGAATTCATAATCTGGTGTAAAATCGGGCATAATTTATTTTTTGTTGTTTTGTATTTTATTTATTACATATTTTAATATTTCACTGCGTTTAATATCTTCTGCGCCGAAATAGAAAGTGTGAATACCTTGCTCTTTACTTTCGATATCGTTAAATAATGAATACATATCTGCGAATCCACTTTTACCATTAATATCGCTTTGCATAGGATCACCGCAAATTAATAATTTACTTCCTTCTCCTAATCGCGTCATTAACGTAGTTAATTCTTTAAATGTGAAATTTTGAGATTCATCCGCGATTACTATTTCATTTCGCCAACTCGCGCCACGTAAATAGTTAATCGGCATGCCTTTTATTATTTCTTTGTCTTTTACTATGCTTGCTTGACCAGGAATTAATAATTCATCTAGCTTTTCATTCATTGGCATCATGTATGGATTGATTTTTTCCGCCATTTCACCAGGTAATGCTCCAAGACTCTTTTCGCCACTTTCTGCAATGGTTCGAACATAAGTAATTCCGCGCTCATTGTTCATGTTGTAAAGCTGTAAAGCTCCGTAAATCGCGACATATGTTTTACTTGTTCCCGCGGGACCACTAATAAATATTATTTTTGAATTACTGTCAAAGATTATTTTTAATAGTTCTCGTTGTTTTTCAGTTAAACTAATTTTTTTGAGTTTTATATTAGTTTTTGTTAATGATTTGCGAATTCTTTCGATTTCGTCTTCATTCACGATTTCAGTTTGTTTCTTGCGTCGAGGCATGTTTATATATTATATTCTATAATGTACACTTTTTAAGTGTTTTATATAGGCGCCGATTATATTATTTTGTATTGTTTTGGATGATTTATTATATGGTGCCGATTTTTTTTGACCTTAACATATGTTATAATTAAATGTATTGTGTTGTATATTGAGAAAACCCACCCCCGGCTGTTCTTGAACAGTTCGATTAAAAAATGAATCCATTTAATGGGTAGGGTCACACCGGGGCTGGGGGTATAGTGCAATAAAATAGTTGAATCTTTTTTCGCTTTTTTCTTGCAATTTTTAAAAAAATACATTAATGTAATTACATATGATTAAGAAAATAAGAATTAAAAAGTGGTCAACCCACTACAGCGTTAAAGTTTGGGATAACCCATCCCAAGAATATCCACGAGTTCGTTCCGCGAACATCGACCGCAAAACAGGTCGAGCTCCATACCTTGACAGAATACTTGCGGAAGAGCAAGACATTTCTTTCTCTCAAATCCACGACGATGTGGAAACAATTTGGCAATAAGGCTTGACCTTTGCTAGTAAACCTTTAGAATAAATAATTATGATTAATGTATTCAGAAACCCAAACTTTCAAAATTGGTTCAATGTTCTTTACAACGGCAAGCTCGTTGACAACGCAAAGAGTTACTCGAAAGCTTTAGAAATAGCAAAGCAATTAAGCAAGAAAACTCGCTCGCCTATCCTGTCAAGTAATAAGTAACCTAAACAACTAAAAAATTATGATCTTAGAAATTATCTTTTTCGCCAATATGTCTCTCGTATTCTACTTTATGTTTAGCGATCTACTAACTGACTAAAAAGTTGCCCGATCCAACTGGGGCCCCCCGGCGGTTGAATTGTGCAATAAAATAAGAGAATCTTTTTTCACTTTTTGCTTGCAATTTCTGACCTGATGTGCTACCTTGTAGGTATATGATTAAGATAAATAATAAAGTAAACGGCTTCATTGCCAAAGTAAATATAATTGACCGCAAAACCGGCGAGTTAATCAGCGAAAATGTCATGATGAAATGCGAGCATCACGCATCAATTGAAGACTTAAACAAAGATCTCGCCAAGTTTGGACTGCCTAGAAAGTTTGAACTTGTCGAATGGATAGCGTAAAAAAAACTTAAAAAACTTTCTTTTTTTCTTGCAATTGCACAAAAATTTTCATAGATTAATATCATGATTAAGATAATACAAAACCCAAACTTCTCACAATGGTTCAACATCTCGTTTAACGGAAAGCTAATTGACAACGCAAAATCTCGTGCCGAAGCGGTAAGAATCGCAAAACAATTAAAAGCACAAACACGCGAGCCAATCAAAACAGGAGCTCGCATCATCTCATCAATAGAAAGCGTTTAATGCTATGACAGAACAAAAAAGATTCATTGAACTAGAACTCGGACTCGCTCTTTCTAAAGCCGAAGGGAACCTAAACTTCCTTGCCAATGCAGAAATGAAAACATTCACGCAAGGCGAAGCCGTCTTGGATGCGTTGCACGCAATACAAGAAGCAAGAAAACAATTGCAAGCAATCCTTCACAAACAAAGACAAAACCAAACAAAATAATTATGCGAAAAGTAACAGCACAAATAAAAGCAGCCTTCGAGCAAGGCACATCTTTAAAAGTCGGCAACACCGAGACAGACGGCAAAACCGTTTGGCTACATGGTAACGCAATTGTCAAACGCGATCCTGACGGGCTTGTTAGGTGGTCGCTTGCGGGATGGAATACACCCACCACACGCGAACGCGTCAACGGCATAGCTAACGCGGGCGTCTATCAGTACAAATTCGAGCCTGTGCTAAATGGTCAAGAAATTAACCCATCCGACTGGTTCGCTTCTAATACTGCTGAGCCAGATCTTCTTGTGTTTTAACCAACTAAAAAGTTGCCCGATCCAACTCGGGCCCCCCTGCGAGCAAATTGTGCAATAAAATAGTTGAAAGTTTTTCTTGACTTTTCGGGGTTTCTGTGCGATGTTTAGGTATGAATCAAAAAGATAGACAACCACTCACAGAAAGAGAAAAAATCCTCCTCGCCTTCAAACTTAAAAAACTCAAAAAAAAGTAAAATAAAGTTTGACTTTTGCTAAAATATATAATAGATTGTAAATATGATTAAGACAACAGAACAAATAAAAAACGAAATCGCAATAGAAAAAAACCAACTTGCAATGTGGCAAGGTAAAATGGATCAAAGCGAAATTGATTGGATCAATGCAAAAATTTCTGACCTCAAGGCTATGCTTCCACAAGCTCGCTATAATGACAAAGTTTTAGCTTATGGTTGGAAATCAGTAGAAAGAAACGCTTGACAGAAAAAAAAATTTATATAAACTCAAATCTAATTGCTTAAAAAATAAAATTATGAAACTTGCACAAAAATCATTCCCAAAAATCAAACAATATGTTCGTAATATCAGCGTACACAACAAACAAAGAGGAAAGCACGGCAAAGCGTTTGAACGCTTCATCTCTGATTACTTTGGCTTTCCTACTCATGAACAGCACAACGCAGAAGTTGACTTTCCTGAAGAAATTGTTCGCCAAGGCGGAGTTCCTAAAAAATTGATCGGAGATTGGGAAGTAAAATACTACAATATAAAAAGCAAAGAAATTCAACTCGGAGACATTGCAAGAAAATTAAAAACAATTAAAAAAGGTTTGGTTTTGGTTGTCGGCTTTTGGGATGGAACGCCTGAGAATTTAGTTGATGTAAAATTTTACAGAATTAGAACAAATGTTGAAATCTTGAAAATGAAAAATGTTTGGCTTCAAACCTCTGACTTTGTCAAAGACAAATCAAATCCAATCAAAGAAACAAGAGAATTGTGCAAGGTAGTGAATAGACTGCACGAAGGAGCTTTTTCTGTGATGAATCTATCTAGAAATAAAAGGTTCAGCAATAGTTCACAAAAATGGCAGAATGAGGCAAGGCAAATCACTCTCACAGCAAAAATAAATAGACTAACCCAAATCGTCTAAAAAGTTGCCCGATCCAACTCGGGCCCCCCGCGAGCGGATTGTGCAATAAAATAGTTGAATTTTAGGCTTGTGTTTTGCCGGTTTCTGTGGTAGTTTTTACTTATGATTAAGACAAAAGAAACACTCCTCCAAGAACTCGACTTCGGAATTAAGCTCGCTCAAATCAAAGGGTCTATTGAGTTTTTGCATTACATGAACACAGAAAAAAAAGAATCCGCAAGGACTTTGACTGAAGAAATGACAACGCAAGGACTCATTGAAAAGGTTGAAGCTCTTCAAAAAATGTTTAAAGAAATTCAAAAATAAATCGTTTTTAGCTTGCAATAAATTAAAAAATCAACTAGATTACTACCATGGACAAAATAAAAGAACTCAAAGAAATCATTCGAATCCAAACACCTCTTGCCGATCTTGGCAACATTGAATCCATGCAAATGGTCATCAATGCCCAAATTGAGCTTGACGAGATTCAAGACAATCAAAAAGCACAAAAAACTTTCATGAAGTTTTTGCTTGCAAAACCTGAAAAATTCGTTTAATCTAATTACTATGACAGAATCACAAAGACTAGAAAACATCCGTAGAATTGCGGAAAATAATAATGCCGAAGTAAGTCCTGTACTTCAAAACTTCATTGAAGAATTAAAGGTCGAAAAGCTTGCTGAAGATCTCGTTCTCGAATATGGCTTACTTAACGCAAAAAAAGAAGATGTTCAAGATGAAGTTCAAGAGCTTGCTTCTTTTGATGACAAAGCCGAAGAAGATGATGACTTTGACAATGACGAAAATCTTCACGACATGAAATCCGTGAGTCCGTCAATGCGTGAAATCTTCGGAGAATAGGCTTGACTAACAAGCCTTTTTTTGCTACAATTAGATTATGGAATTAGCACTACTTCTCTCAATAGCGTTCGTCATTGGCATTTTTCGTGGAATAACCGATTCAGTTTTCTAAAATGGAATTACTTTTACTAGAACTAGGTTGCATAATCCTCTCTCCATTATTCTTTCTTTGGTTCATGCTTTAGGTCAATAGGTCACTTTTAGTGACCTGACCTTTAGCGTTAAAAAGTTGCCCGATCCAACCCGGGCCCCCCTGCGAGCGAATTGTGCAATAAAATAGTTGAAAGTTTTTCTTGACTTTTGTGAAAAATTTGACTACATTACTATCATGACAGATACAACATACAACGGATGGAAAAATTGGGCAACTTGGAATGTCGCTCTTTGGTTAGATAATGACGAATTCCTTTACAAGCTCTCTCGTAGATTTG